TATACTTTTTACCGCAATGCGTAGTTTGAACTCCTTGTTTTAATACTTTGGGTTCATTTCGGAGTGTTTTACTATTTTGTATTTTGTAAGGAATTATGTTGCCATAATTAGATACCATATAACTTTCGCTACCTGTAATATTTTTCCAAATTTCAAGCTGCATACATTAAAATATTATTTAATCAAACTTTGGTAAACTTCCAACCTTTTAACGTTTAACTTGTCGATGTTCCAATTTGTTTTTACTTCTTCGTGCAAATTTTCTGCCAAATCTTCTCTTAATTCTTTATCCTCTATTAAGGTCTTCATTGATTTATACCAATTCTTTTTGTTAGCTAAAAGGCAGTTTTTGAAATTGTAGGCTATATTTTGGTAGGCCAATTCATCGCTAACTATTACAGCTAATTTCTTTGCACCCATTTCAAGCATTTTTAAATTAGACTTGCAAGAGTTAAACGGAGTATCTCTAACTGGAATTAATCCTACATCCATTGCATCATAAGCACTTGCGTAAGTGTTAGTGTCCATAGCGTTAATTCTTGCGTAATGGTCAACACTTATTTTATATTTCGATGTAAAGATTTCCTCGTAATATTTCCAAGTTGCATCGCCTTCAACCCAACCACTGAGGATAACTCGGTATTTACCTTGTATGCTTTCATCTTTTAAAAGTTCATACAAAGGAGCTTCTAAAAGTTCAATGTCTTGTTTGTGGGTTGCTGACCCGCTCCATCCAATGTGAACCATGTCAGGTGTTTTAAATTCTTTTACCTTTTCATCTACTTGGAATTGCGGTTGGCTAAAGTCTATTCCATTTGGAAGAATCTCTACTCTTTTATTGTAATTGCCTATTAAGTTAGCTAAGTACTCATTAGTGGTAGTGACTAAATTAGCCTGTTTAAGATTGTAAATTATCTGCTCTGCTCTTTTGCCATCAGTCCACTCCTTTTTCATTGGATGGTCGTGAGCAAGTATCCAAGTGTCATCACGGTCAATTATTACTGGGATGCCAATTCTCTTAAGTTGCTTCCAAAGTATCTCCTGATTTCCTACTTTAGAAATTACTGAACTTGAAATAATTAAATCGAAATCATGAAAGAATGAATCGGCTTGATGGTCTATTGATGGGATTGCAGTAACATCGTTAAACTTTGCATTAGGCATTAATAGTCTGTGATATTCTACCCCCGTGACATTTTTAGGGCAAACTAAAAGTATTCTCATTGCTTAAATATTATCGCCTCAATTGAAAATTCCCCATTTGCGTGTTCATCTGGCCTATCGTTGTTGGTTGAGGTGTCGATTATGTTAACTTCTGTTAAGTAATCCCAATCCATGCCAATAGCCTCAGATAAAATGTCTGTAAAACTAAACGTGCAAGGTGGTTCACTTCTACTCGGTAAGAAGAAATATTTATGGTCTGCATTCCATTTGCTTGGCAATTCCTTTTTCCTCTCGTATAAATCTCTGTGAGGTATTGAAATTATCACATGGCCGCCTTTCTTGCAAATCCTTAACCAATTCTTAATAGCTGTGATTGGGTCGGTCAAGTGTTCTAAAATGTGACTTGCATAAACCGTTTCAAAGCTTTCATCTTGGTAGGCATCCATTGTGGTAGCATCGCAAATGTCTTTATCGTGCTTTTCAGCATAGTCGCATATTGGGTCTGCGCCATCGTGAGCGTCTAACCTTCCAACTCCTACATCAATAACTGATTTACCAATGATGTATTTTTCATAAAAGCCTTCTTTGAGCCTTCTTTCTTTTGCCTTAGTAGTTTCTGCCATTATATTAAATTTAAGTGTTTTAATGCGTATTCAAATCCTTCTTGGTTGTACATCTCATATCCTTCAGTTATTACATTAGGGCAGCTAAAATAGACTTCTAATAGTCTAGTTGCTTGTACTTGCTCGGCTATTGCATAACACATTGACTGATTGCCTATAAATAATTGAGATGCGCTAATGAAGTTTTTTAATTCTAAAAAGTCTTTTGTTTTCTTTTGCTTTAAGTTAGGCAAAGTTTGCTTCATTAGCTCAAACTCAAAATCAGTACCAACAAAGTAAATAGGTAGTTTAACCTGATTAAGTATTGAGTAGTCTATTTGCCCGTTGTTGTAACGCTCTGAACGATTTAAAACTATATACCTTTCATCAGGTAGTTCTTGGTCAAAAATTACCTCTTTTGTTTGGTAAAAAGTTCTAAGTTCTGGATAAGCGTACAAATACCACTTTTTAATATCCCCTGCCCCTAAATTAAAACCTATGCTTCTAAACTTGTCAAAGTCGTAATCTACTTTTTGATTAGAGTAAGGCAGTACATCGTAAATAAACTCGCACTCTTTTAGTAGTGGTCTAAGGTTGTTAAACATATACTCGTTTAACATTACCCCTCCTAATGGATGTTTGAAAGAAGGATGCAGTTGTATTGGCTCGTTTAGCTTTAGAAATAATACTACTTGGTCATTGTGCAATTCTGCCGCTGACCTCATAGCGTTTAGAGAATATATAATATCCCCTGCGTTTCCTGAGTGTTTAATTTTTATCATTGTTTTGTTCGTAATGGGTAAATACTTTTTTGATTAGTTCCATAATACAGCCTGCGCAATTGGTGTTTCTTGCTGCAAATCCAAAAGCTTTAGCATGATATTCTTTTAAAACCTCATACTCTAGATTTGTGAATTGTGAGTAATGGTCTTTTTTATAGACTTCCCACTTAGGTAGCAAATCTTCTATTGTCATTAGTTTAGGTGTTTATAGATTAATGCGTTAAGTACTGAGCAAATGCAAGCTAACCCAAAAGAGTTAATTGAAGCGTCTTTAACCATAAAAACATTAAGCCCAATCCAAAAGCTAAGGCAATAACCACAGCTAAACGGCTTGATAGGTATTTTCTTGAACCAATTTAACCATATTGAAATAATAAACTCGCTAATAACATAGCCTGCGGCACTAATTGAAAATATTAAAATAATCTTCTCCATAATTGTTTGCTAACTCCTTTCTAATCTTTAAAATCTTTTTGCTTACGTTTTGTTGCTCTATTCCCGTTCTTCTTGCTACTTCTGCGCTGCTCATCCCTAATTCCATCCACACTGCAAATAAGTTCTTATCATAGTCGTTTAGAGTGTTTAGGTGTGAGGTAATCTTTTCTACTATCAATTTAAATCCATCTTCGCTAATCTCAACCTTATCTTCTTGCTCGTTGTTTTCTAATTCTGAGGTCTTAAGCATTCCTCTATATTTTTTATGAAAGGGAGATGTTTTACTTCGATATTGGTTGTTGCATATCCTAGCGAATAGAAACTTTAAAAACTTTGCCTCATGCGCTGTTATAATTTCGTGTTCCTGCTTTTCAAATAAAATCAAAATAACCTCATGAAATAAATCCTCATAATCATAGTAGTTTCCATTGGCACAAATTTGCCTACAAATATTAATATAGGCTTTGTCCTTATAGATTAATTCTATGATTTGGGTTTTAGTCATTGGCTTTGCTTTTTCTTAGGTTTAAATGGCACGGCTAAAGTTTATCAATCTCTTGCCCAACATTAATCCAAAACATAGTAGCATCAACTCTTTCAAGTTCCCCAGTGCTTGGTTGAGTTGGTATTGATGCAATTATCTCGTTAACCGCTATCTTAGCGCATTCTCTGGCTACTAAATTTCCTACATACGAATGTTTACATACTTCGTCTGTTTTAAGAAATTTGTCAAATAACTCTTCTGCTTTTTTTCTTGGTATCATATCTCTACCTCCATGCTTTTGATTTCTGATACTTTGCGACCTAAACTAATATCATTGTTGTACCATTGAATAATTGTCATTTTATCAGTATTACTTGCTGAATAAGTACCAAAATTATTTTTACAAACATAAAACCAAACCGTTACCTTTTTCTTTTCTGGCATTGGTTCGATTAGGATTGTTTTGCCTAATTGACTTTGACTTGAATTAAAAAAGTTTATAAGGCCTTCAATAGTTACGTTCTCATTAACTTTGTCATCCTCATGCCCCGTTAAATCGGTTGAGGTTATTGTTACTTTGTATTTCATTGGTTGTTAATATGGTTTTCAAATAGTTCTTTAGCCTTAAATCTTGCATTCTCCACCCCTCCAATTTCATCTACATTTTTGCGTTTAGTATAGAATAAAATAGGTACTACTTTTTCGCTCTCAGGCTTAATAGGAGCTCCAACTGGTTTTTTTCTTTTTGCCATTGTTTTTAGTTTAGTTGCGCAAGAAGGTCTTGCACCTTCATCCCCTCAATATGATTGTGGTGGATTACCTTTTATCCCATTGCGCATTGATTTTTCAAATATAATATTTTATTTTAATTTATAAACTATCTATTTGTATTAATGCGTTTAGTTCTGATTCTAAGGTAGTTATTTTTTCGGTTAGGGTTAAAATAACTAATAAAAGCTATGTTTTTCTGCATTTTTACAAGCGTTTTTAAACAAATTATAATCAATAAAATTATCTTCTAACTCAAAGCCCTCAAACTCGTATCTATACTTAATGTTTATGCTGTCAAAAAATACCGCCCATCTTGCTTCTAATCTTGACCTAAACTTAATTCCGTTGTAGGTTGTAGGTATTGTTTTTATCATTTTAAAAAGGCGTAAAAGGTTCTATTTTAATTTGCTCAAATACTTGAGCGCGATTAACTACTTCAATTCCGTCTAAAGTTGTTCTTATGTACGGCATCCTATCTATTTCTCCTACATAATAACGCCTACTAATTGGATCGTAATTCAATTCTATTTGCCCAGTCTTGCCCCAATGTTCAAACTTTACTTTCTGAACTATCAAGTAAGTCTTATTGGTTGTAAAATCTCTATAAATTGAAAGGCCAGAATCTGCTTTGTTGTAAAAATTAGCACTCCCAGCAATATCATACAAAGTAGGAATTTCGTAAGCTATTCCATCTTGCCGTTTCCTCATTTTAGTAGGATGCGCAACTAAAAAGCAATGAATTTGGTGTAATTCGCAAAATACCGCAATTTTATCTAATACCCTACCTACATAAGTGGTTGAATCTTCTAAGTGTTCTAATTTATTCCACGCATCAATAACAAAAAACTTAATCCCTTTACGCCTTTTTAACTGCAATACACTACTTAAAATAGTATCTATGCTGTAATCCTTTTCTGGTTTAATAAACCAAAACAAATCTTCTAAAAACTCTTTAACCATTTCAAGCTCCCCTTTAGAAAGTCTATTGTAGCCATCCCATGATTTGCCAGTTAAAAGCTGAGCAATTTTACTAAAATGTAGTTTTGTAGGCTTATTTTCAGGTGAATAAAACGCGCCTGCCCATGCCTCATTCAATAGCAGCCTTACTAATAAAAAATCTAAGAGAGTAGTTTTACCATGTGAAGGAATGCCAGTTAAAATAGTAATATAGCCTTCGTGAAAAGAAATATGTTCATCAATTTCATTTATTCCAGTCTTTGCTCCTTTTGGCAATCCGTTTAAGTAAAAATCATCTATATCATCTGAAATATCTGAAATTGTAAAACTGCCTTCTAATGGAAATTGAATAGGGGATAAAGCAAAACTTAGCGTTTTTTCTGCTCCATACTTTTGCAGGCACTCATTAGCATCCTTGCAATCCCCAAATATTACATAGTCGCAATTTTCAATTCCAAACCTTTCAGCAAAATCATTTCTTAATTTTCTGCCCGCTTGGTCATTATCCGTACAAATGTGAAACTTATGTATATTTTCAATCTCTTTTAGACAATTTTCTAAGTAAATAAGATTATTATTGCCAAGCTGCGCTCCATTAGGAACTGAAATAACATTAATTAAGCCTATTTGGTGCAATGAAATGCAGTCAATT